AGCTCGTTCTCTTTTAGGAGAAAGAGGAGAAGAACTTGATCTTCTTATAGTTCACCCTGCGGTTGCTTACTATCTATACCAGGTAGGTTTACTAACATTCTCAACATCTGCCTTATCAACTGGTACAGGCATAACTTGGGGTGGTGGTGGTGTAGGTGTAACTGACAAATCAATCGGTCAATTTGCTGGTTGTACAGTTATTATCGACTCTCAGGTAAACATCAACGACCCAACATCTACTGGTAATCGTCAAGAGTTCCGTTGCTACTTAATGAAGTCAGGAACAATTCTTGAAGGTGTTCAGTCTGAGCTAGGTATTGAAGCAGAAAGAAACATCTTATCTAAGCAAGATGTTATGTCTGTTGATTACCACAGTGCTTATCACGTTATGGGTACAAAGTGGACTTCTGCTTCTGACAACCCTGCTAACTCAGCACTTAGAACAGGCTCTAACTATGGTGTAACTTATGACATCGACCAAATCCCAATGGTTGAAATCTTTGTAAACACACCATTATCAAATGGCCTAAAGTCTTAATTTATATTAAGATTAAATTAGTGGTTAGAAACCTCATCAATTATTGGTGGGGTTTTTTCTTTACGCTACAATACAAATAAATTACTTATTAATCGTGGCAGCTACAGTTCATGCAACTTTAAAAAGTGAAAATGCTAATAGCTATGTCACATTGGCAGAAGCTAATACTTATTTTGAAACAGTACCAGATTCAACTACCTGGGATAACAAAACTGATGACCAAAAGAACAGATCATTAATATCAGCTACAAGATGGATTGATAGCTTTGTATTTTATGGCGATAGATGTGACGAAGATCAAGCATTAAAATTTCCTAGAACTAATTATCAGGTAGATACAGTTGAATTAGATTGTTCTTCAATTCCAAATAATATTAAATATGCACAATACGAATTAGCTAGAGCATTAGCAAATGATACAGATGCAATGACAGGCAACGTAGGAACAAATGGCAATATTTCCCAAGCAAAACTAGGAGACTTAGAAGTTAAGTATAATCTTACTAGCCAAGGAACAGGATCAGTAAATAACATTTTAGACGTTTACCCGTGGCTACAAAGTTATCTTGGAGCGTACATACTTGGTGGTGCTGGCAGCTTCCAAATGAGAGTAGTCCGAGGATAATATGGCATTTGTAGACGATACCTTTAAAACCTTACCAGCACAGTTACTAAACCAGTTCGGCATAGACGTAACTTACATAAAAGCTGCAACAACCCAGACTTATAACGCAACAACGGGTGTAGTAGGTGGATCGGACACAAACGTATCTATGAAAGCATTGATAACCAGCGTCACAGCGACAGAGTTTCAATCAACATCCCAGACAACCGATGTACAAGTAATATTTGGTAACGCAGAACTAGGAAACTATTTTCCAACCAGTAGAGATCGCATACAATACACAGAAGCAGGAGCAACCAAAGTGGCAAGAATCGTAGACGTAAAAACATCAAGAGGCGACCAACCCATTCTCCACACAGTATTGGCACGACCACAATAATGGCTAAAAACGAAATCCCAAAACTAATAAATAGATTAAAAATTGTTTCTAGAGCCTTAACTTATACTGCCCCTGCCCGTGCTACCGAAAAAGTAGTTAAGACTCTTCAGGTGATAGGACCAAGATGGACAGGACTATTTTCTAATTCCTACATAATAAAAAGTGAGCAATATGGCTTAATAGCTGATGGAAGTCAACAACCAGGAAATCCAACTTCAGTACTATTTTCTGGAGGACCACCAGTTAGTGCAGTTGAAAAAGTCTTAGCTGCTGGAGAATCTATATTTTTAATAGGAAATAATGTTTACTACGCAGAACAAGCAACAGACTTAGAAGGTTTCAGACCTTCAGATAATAGAAACCTTGATCTTCCATTAAAAACTCAAATATTTGGCGAAAGAAAAGATCGTAGAGGTCTTGTAAGTACTGACCTTGAGGGTCTTACTAGCGGACCAAATAGTGCAACTGCTCCTTTAGATTGGTTTACAGACTATGCCCAAAAAGGCGGTAAAATGCAAAAAGAAGTAGAAATTGCTTTTAAAGGTGTTTTTGAAAAAATAAAATGAACTATCAATCTGTACGCACAGCCATCGAAACCCCATTTCAAACCGACTATGGTGCGTTAAGTCCTGCAATTCCAGTATTTTTTGATAATTTTTACAATGTTTTATCTGATAGCGTGGATGAATTTATTCATGTAAACATAAAATTCGGACTAACAACTGAAACTGCACTTACCTCTTCTCATAATCATATTCGAGGAATAGTAATCGTAAGAATTTGCACAGAAAAGAATAAAGGACCAGCTAGAAATCAAACCCTTGCTACAACAGCGTTTACAACCCTAAATACTTTAGACAACACAGCAAAATCAACAAGTGGAGTCTACTTACGCATGGGCCAAATTGATGGACCGAGCTTCACAACAGTAGAGGGTGGTCAAGAATCCAGGAAAGGGCTGTATCCATTCTTTATGTCAAGAATAGAAACAAATTTTCAAGCTCAGTTAACTCCTTGAATCTTTTCATCAATTTACGCTATCCTATAGACATATCGGGTAGTACCCGTATGTTCAAACCTTAGAATTATTAATCATGGCTACAGTTCTATCGGGTACTTCGGGAGCGTTATATTATTCTCCTGCTGGTACAAGCTCAACACAAATTGCTGCTACTGCTTTTCCTGCTGGATCAGGTGGAGACACAACAGAAATTAATGTCGGTACTCAGTTGGGCTACAAAGTAAATGACACAGTAACACTTGCATATCCATCAGGATCTACAGTAACTAACTGTATTGCAGCAGCGAATTATTTTGTAAAAACTTATGATGCTTCTACTGGAGAGATGACAGTAGCTACAACAGCAGGAGGATCTGCGGTAGCAGCTACAGCAGCACCAACATTTCTTGCTGGAACTTTTGCAAGCATTACATTTACAGCACCATTAGTTGTTGGATCTGTAAGAGAATGGAGTTTTGAGATAACCAGAGCAGAAATTGACGTAACAAGTATTGGTCAAACTGTTACTCAAACTGCACCATTTAGAACTTTTATTTCAGGTTTTGCTGATGGTAGTGGATCTGCAACTGTTTATTCAACAGATGATGACACATTACTATCCAGCAGAATGGTTGAAGATGTTATCCAACGTCAACAATCTGGTGCAAAGGTTAGATTGTATATTGATCGTCAGATGAGTGGTGCTAACGTAGATCAAAACGCAAGTAGATCAATCTTGGCAGATATTATTCTTACTTCTGCTAGTTTCAACGTAAACCCAGATGACGGACAATCAGTAGACATAGCGTTCAGACCTAGTGCTGCTCCTACATTCGACCTATCTAAATCTGCATAATACTATATTAGTAGTTATTAATTATTATGAACCTCGGTCAATCCGAGGTTTTTTATTACATAATGAAGTACACTAATAGAAAAGTACATGAAACTTATGGCGACATTGAACGCTCTCGACAGACTTAAAAAAGCTGCAAATCTCGAACCAATCAAAAAACAAGTAACCCTATCCGATGGTTCGACCTTTGAAATGTATGTAACACCATTAACAATGGCAGAACGAGAAAGAGCCCAAAAACAGGCTAGAAGCGATGACTCAAACGCTTTCGCTTTACAATTATTAATAAATAAAGCATTAGATCAAAACGGAACAAAACTATTCAACGCAGGAGAAATAGACGTTTTAAAAAACGAAGTTAAGGACAGCGATCTACAATCTCTTATGCTTGCAGTCATAAATGCAGAGGAGGAAGAAGTAATAGACCCAAAATCCTAGCCAGCCAGTTAAAAAAGGATAACTGGATGATGCTTAAGTTTGGAGTAGCCAAAGAATTAGGCAAAACGCTCCACGAAATAGGCAGCATGACAGAAGCAGAATTAATAGGATGGAGTGCCTACTTCCAAGTAATAAATGAAGAACAAGAAAAAGAGTTTGAGAAAATTAAACGCAGGAGATAGTGCTAATAAGTTTATTTAATGTAAAATAAAGTAAATGTTTAGCTATAACTTGTGGCTTATCAGGCTGAGATAAAAGTTGGTGTACAAGGGCTTAAAAGAGTCCAAGATCTTCAGAGTGCTTTAAATAAGGTAAACATAAAGATAAATGCAATAAATAAAGTTGAATCTGCTAAAACATCTACTGCACAAAAACAAAAACTAACTTCTGTTGAAAAAAATTTAAAGATAGAAACACAGGCATCACAAATTCAAAAAAGAGCTTTAGGTATAAAAAATAATATTTTGAAGCTGGATATGAAAGGAGTAAAGATTAGCCAAGTAAAAGCTAAGTTAACTAGAGCCATAAATCAAGCAGAAAAGGGTAAGTTTATAAATGCTAAACGGAATATAGCTGTAGCTGAAAAAGAACTACAAATATTAAAAGAACAAACAGTAGAAAGGGGTAGACAAGCTAAAGCCACAGGTAAAAGTACATTTCAGTTTCCTATGGGAAAAAGCAGTCCTTTACGCTTTAGCGATCAAGGGCAGTTATTACCTGGATCTAGTAGAAGATTTGACGTAGGAAGTGCAGCTATAAGTGGTGGCTTTCCTCTTTTATTCGGTCAAGGCCCACTTACAGCAGCAGCAGGAGCTTTAGGTGGTGGTTTTGGTGGGATGCTTGGTGGACAAATGGGTGGTTTTGCAGGAGGTATCGCAGCCACAGCAGCAGTTCAATCAATCCAAAATGCTGTAAATGCTGTATCACAATTAGGACAAGCTTTAAGTCCAATAACGCCTAATATTGAAGCATTATCAAAATCTTTAGGATTAGTAGGAACTCAGGAACAAAAAAGACTTCAATTAATAGAAGAAGTTAGAGGAAAACAGGCAGCTTTCAATGCAGCAGTAGATGAAATGCGTAGAGTGATAGGAGATGAGGCTACTGAAAAATTAAGAGAATTTGGTGAAAGTACAAGATTAATAGGAAATGAATTTTCCATTGCTATGACAAAAATGCAAGCTGCATTAGCTGGATTGTTTGGTGCTGTAGATAGATTTCTTGGATTGACAAGAGGTGCTGAAAAATCTCAGAGAAATAGGGCTATAGCAGGAAGTGATAATCCAGAAGTAGTAAGACGTAGAGAAGAAATTGAAAGATTAGAAAATACAAGTGGTGGTGGAAGAAGTGGGGCTAAAAGAAGGCAAGATAGAATAAAAATCCTTAAAGCAGAATTAGATGAATTAGGAAAGCAAGAAGTCAAGATTAATAAAATTACAACTAGAAGAGAAAATTTAGATTTAATAGAAAGTTCTGTAGGTAAAAAATTACAACAAGAAAATGAGCTTTTACAAGCTAAATTAGATGGTAATTTTGAAGAAGTAAAATTAGCTCAAGAACTTGATGCAGAAATTCAAAAAAGATTAGATAAAGGAATGGGAATAATGGAAATAGATATTCAATCAATAAAAAATGCAAAGATTAATAATAGAGAATTAACAAAACAAGTAGATATAACGGAAAAAATTAAAGATGCTTATGAAAGCATAGCTCAAAGTATTGGAACGGACATAAAAGATGGTATAGCAGGATTGATAAAAGGAACTTCCACTCTTGGCGATATGCTTAACAACGTGGCTGACAAGTTCTTGGATATGGCATTAAATCAGGCACTATTTGGTTCAATATTGGGTTCGGGAGGAGAAAAAGGAGGAGGACTATTAGGTGCTATTGGTTTATTTGCAAACGGAGGTAGACCACCAGTAGGCAAACCTTCAATCGTAGGCGAAAAAGGACCAGAACTATTTGTACCAAGATCATCTGGAACGATTGTGCCAAATAATAAACTTGGAGGTGGCGGTAGTACGAGTGTTGTTGTTAATGTAGACGCATCTGGAACAGATGTTCAAGGAGATGAAGCTCAAGCAAAAGAACTTGGATCTCTTATCTCTGTTGCAGTACAGGGAGAACTTATTAAACAACAAAGACCTGGAGGGCTACTCGCTAGTACACGCTAATGGCTACTTTTCCTAGTTACAACCCACAATATTCTGCTACAAAACGTAGTCAGCCAAATCTTAGAGTCACACAATTTGGTGATGGCTATCAGCAACGTACAACTTTTGGCTTAAATCAAGATCCAAAAGTTTGGAGTCTTACTTTTAATGTTGATGATGAAGATGCAGATGAAATTGAAACATTCTTAGAAGCCAGAGGACAAGATGGTGCATCTTTTGATTGGTCACCTCCAGATACAACTACAACTTTTAAATGGATTTGCAGAAGTTTTAACAGAGAAATATTTGAATTTGATAGAAATAGAATTACAGCTAGTTTTGAAGAAGTATTTGAACCCTAATGGCAGTACCAGTTTCAGCTTTACAAGAAATAAATCCTGGAGCAGTAATAGAACTGTTTACTTTAGAACTTGATGCAACATTACATGGCTCAACTACAATTTATAGATTTCATAATGGTGCAAACTTAAACGCAAACGGAGAACTTGTTTGGAATAGCAACAGCTATCTTAGATTTCCTATTCAATGTGAAGGATTTGAGTTTACAGGAACAGGAACTTTACCAAGACCAACAATATCTGTAAGTAATATCTTTGGAACGCTTACTGCAATCATGCAAGACGTTAACCAAACAACAGTTGGTAATGATTTGAATGGTGCAAAATTAACAAGAATTAGAACTTTAGCCAGATATTTAGATGCTGCAAACTTCGCTCCAACAACGACTACAACTACCTCTACTTCGACTGTAGCTGATCCTTCTGATGCTGAAACTATAACTTATACAGTAACAGTAGCAAATGTTGGTGGATCTAACATATTTGTAATTAATGGTTCTAATAATCCAGTTATCACGATGAAAAGAGGATCTACTTATATTTTTAATCTAGCAGATGGTACAAATGCAACTCATCCATTAAGAATAAAATCTGATGCTGGAGGAGAACAAACTACAACTGTTAGTGGAACTCCAGGGCAAGCAGGGGCAACAGTTACTTATTCTCCAGCTTACCCAGGTGCTCCAAGCGATCTGAGATATTATTGTTCAACTCACGGTAATGCAATGGGTAATACAATTACGATGAATAATCCAAATACGATCCAACAGCAAACAACTTCATCTTCAACTACACAAACTAATCCTTACGGAACTCCTGATCCAACAGCCGAATTTCCTCAAGAAATTTACTTTTTAGATAGAAAAATTAGTGAAAATAGAGATGTTGTCCAATGGGAAGCAATATCAGCCCTAGACTTGGTAAACGTAAAACTACCAAAAAGAATAGCAACTAGAGATATTTTCCCTGGCATTGGTACGTTTGTTGGATGACTTGGCAAGATATTGCACTTAAACACGCAGAACAAGATGCACCACATGAGGCTTGTGGTTTATTAGCTGTTTATAAAGGTAAGGAAAAGTATTTCCCATGTAAAAATTTATCGGAAGATTTAGGTGAACAATTTATTATTGATCCTGATGATTGGGTAAAAGTTGAAGATGCTGGAGAAATTGTTGGTGTTTTTCATAGCCATCCACAAATACCACCATTTCCGAGTCAAGCTGATCTTGCAAGCTGCGAATATTTAAATTTACCTTTTTATATTGTCACTCCAGAAACAAAAGAATGGCATTATTTTGAACCTTCTGGCTATAAAAAAGGATTAATTGGTAGACAATGGGTTTGGGATATTCAAGATTGTTGGACTTTAATTACTGATTGGTATAAAGAAAAGAAAAACATAGAAATAAACCATTGGAAACGACCTAAAAGTCCTGAAGAGTTTAGTAAGTCACCCTTATTTGAATATGCTCTACCTAAATTGGGTTTTACAGAAATAGATGATAGTGTTGAAACAGAAGTTGGAGATGTTTTTATTATGGACACAGGATCAAAAACTTTAGATCATGCTGCTGTCTATATAGGGGATCAAACTATTCTTCATCATTGTGTGAAAAGACTTAGTTGCAGAGAAACTTATGACCAAAAGTATATAGAATGGACAAAGAA